ATGTACAATATGACTTTTTACAAGACGGACACTTTGCAGAATTAAAAGAGTCTGAAATGTTAATGGAAAGATTGAGAGTTGCCGATTCTATGAGAGATTATGTTGGTAAATATTTCTCTGTTGAGTATGTAAGAAAGAATGTATTACGACAAACAGATAGAGAAATAGATAAGATAGACAAACAAATTAAGAAAGAGATTGACGATGGTATTATCGCTATGCCAGACGCAGGCGAATTTACTAGAGAAGTCAAATAGGAGAAATTAAATGAGTGAACATGTTAAAAAGTTTATTGACGATTTATCAAATGGAAAAAATGCTGACGCAGGTGAGGCTTTTAAAGACGCTTTAAGAGCTAAAGTTGCTGATGGTTTAGACAAACAAAGAGTTGATATTGCAAGTAGAATATTTAATGATAAATCTACTGAAGCGCAAGACTTTAGCGACCCTAAACCTGCTGTAACAGACCCTAATCCAGAAACAGCTGTTGTGATTGACACAAAAGGTCAAGAAGTTGAGTTTACTGATAATGGTAACAAACAACCAACACCTGAAGCTGAGGTACCAGAGGCGCCAGTAAATGATGAGAGTCAGCCAACTACTTAAACCAAATGTAGTTGATACTACGGTTTTTAATGAACTGCCCCCTAAACATAAGGAGGTGGTAAATGATTTTTATAATCAGTTAGAAAAAACTGATGGTAATATTATTGATAGAGTTGAAAATACAATTGATAAAGTTGCAACTAAACACAATGTAAGTACAGATATAATGTACAATTACATTGACAAAGAAACAGGAGTGTAAAATGGCATATGTAACGGTACCAGGTTCAAATAGTATTTGGCAATATGACAATGCGGCTACGGCTTCAAATACATATTCTGATTCTGCCGCTGGTGCAAATTCAACTATATCTGGTGGTATAAGAACTTATACAAAACCAGGCACTAGTGATACGGTAAAAACTTATATTAGATGTAGAAAAACTGGTGAAACAACTGAGCGTGGTGAATTAAGTAAAACTTATTATGACAATCAGTAGTACAAATTTAGTTGATGATAATTTTAAAGTAATTAATAAAATTACTGGTGCTCGTAATGAAGACGAGAAGTTAATAGAACTAGATAATTTAAAAGGTTCTACTAACGAATCAGAAATATCAATTGCAAATGTTTATTATGAAGTAGAAGGCACAGGCACGGTAAAATTGCAGTTTGATAACGAAGAAGAATTAAGTATGACAGGTATAGACAACTATGGTCTAAAACCTACTGAAACAAAAATAAAAGGAACAGGCGACATTAAAATATTAACAGACGCTAATGTAGATAAGTTTAGTTTAATGTTAGAATGTCATAAAGAAACAGGATTTAGTAATGGCTGATACGGTAACAACACAAACAATAGCAGATACCTCTGGTGTTAAATTTGTAGCAAAACTTACAAACTTTTCAGATGGTACTGGCGAAACTTTAGTTAAAAAAATAGACGCTTCAGAGGTCACATTTATGACCGAAGACGCAAATAGAAAGATATCCAGAGTATGGTACTCTATCAATACATCAAACGCAAAGTCTGGTGTAGAGATTATATGGGACGGAGATACAAATGCTACTGCTATGTTATTAGGTGGTAATGGTTATTTTGATTTAAGAACAGCTGGTAATGAGATACCAAATAATGCAAGTACGCCTACTGGAGATGTGTTATTATCTACGAAAAACTTTGCTTTAGGCGACAACTATACGATTATTATTGAATTCAGGTAATAAAACCGTATAAATAGTAGAGAGAGAAAACAAATGAAGTTAATATCGGAAGAAATTCAAAACGCAGAAATGCTGGTTGAAGAAACCAACGGCAAAAAGAACTACAAAATCAAAGGTATCTTTTTACAATCTGATATCAAAAATAGAAATGGACGAATTTATGAAAATGATATCTTACAAAAAGAAGTAAAAAGATATAATCAAGAATTTATCAATAAAAAAAGAGCATTCGGTGAGTTAGGCCATCCAGATGGTCCAACGGTAAACTTGGAAAGAGTATCACACATGATTACCAAATTATCACCAGAAGGAAAAAATTTTATTGGTGAAGCAAAAATCATGGACACACCATACGGTAAGATTGTAAAAGGTCTTATTGATGAGGGTGCTCAACTAGGAGTATCATCAAGAGGTATGGGATCCTTGGTTCAAAAGAACGGCGCTAACTATGTAGGTAAAGATTTCTACCTAGCTACTGCCGCTGACATTGTTGCAGACCCAAGCGCTCCAGACGCTTTCGTTGAAGGTATCATGGAAAATAAAGAGTGGGTATGGGACAATGGTGTCATTAAGGCACAAGATATTGAAGAGTATAAAGAACATATACAAGAAGCAAAAAGACTTAAATTAGCAGAGGCTAAAGTAAAAGTCTTTAAAAACTTCATTGAAAAACTTTAAACTTATAAATATCTATTAATTAAGAGAAAAATAACTAGTTATTTTAAAAAAGGAGATTTCTCAAATGGCCGATACAGAAAACAAGTTAGAGGCGTTAGAGCAAGAAGTTGTAGAAGCGAGTGCTAACCCACAAGCTGATGCTCCTAAAAAGAATGCTGTAGCGGCTGAGCCTTCAAAGCTTTCAAACGAAGCGGAAGATTTAGGCGCAGCTGTAGTTAAACCAACTGACAGCAATCCTGACGCAACTAAAAAAGTAAAACAAGTTTCTGGTGACGCTCAACAAAAATCACAAGGTGCTGCTGACCCTATGCCAAAATTAAGTGGTCACAACACTAAGCTTGAGTCAACTGAAACTGAAGAAGGTTCGGAAGAAATCAAAGAAGGCGAAATGCCTAAAGCAGCTCTTGACGCTTTGAAAAAACATAAAGAAAAGTCTGAAGAAAAAGAAACAGACAAGAAAGATGAAAAAGAAGTTAAAGAGATGGACCATATGGACAAAGACAAGAAAAAAATGGAGCCTGTAAAAGCAGGTTACATGAAATCATCTTACAAGATGAAAAAAGAAGAAGTTGATGAACATATGAATGCTTTAGTCGCTGGACAAGATGACTTATCCGAAGAATTTAAAACTAAAGCTGCAACCGTATTTGAATCAGCAGTAAACTCTAAAGTCAAAGAGATTGCTGAAGCAATGGAAGCAGATGTTCAAACAAATTATGAGCAAGATATTGCAAAAGCAAAAGAAGAGTTAACTGAAAAAGTTGACAGCTACTTATCTTATGTCGTTGAAGAGTGGATGAAAGAAAACGAAATCGCTCTTGAAAGAGGCATTAAAGGTGAAATCGCTGAAGACTTTATTAGCGGACTTAAAAAACTTTTTGCTGAGCATTACATTGATGTTCCAGATGAAAAGTACAATGTACTTGAAGACCAAGCTTCTAAAATAGAAGAACTGGAAAAGAAACTCAATGAGCAGATTGAAAAAAATGTTGAGTTAAACAAGGACAATGCAGAAAAGTCAAGAAAAGAAATCATGGCTGAAGTTGCAGGTGACCTTGCTGACACAGCAAAAGAAAAATTTGCTAAACTTGCTGAAGAGATTGAATGGTCAGACGCTGACTCTTTCAAACAAAAGTGTGAAACTATTAAAGAATCATACTTTGGTAAAAAAGAAGAAGTGAAAGACAAATTAGATGATGTGGCGGCTGGTGATGAGGCTTCTAACGAAGACTTATCTCAAGCTATGGCTGCTTACACTGCCGCTATAAGCAAAACTAAAGACATTAAGTTGTCAAATAGTTAATACGGAAAAAGGGAGAAAATAAAATGTACTTATCCGAAACACACGAAAAAAAATGGCAGCCTGTGTTAGAACATCCTGATTTACCAGAAATCAAGGACTCTTACAGACGAGCCGTTACATCAGTTATTCTTGAAAACCAAGAAAGAGCTGCTAAGGAAGACCAAGCGTATTTGAACGAAGCTGCGCCTACAAACGCAACTGGTTCAAACATCTCTAACTGGGATCCAATTTTGATTTCATTAGTTAGAAGAGCTATGCCTAACCTTATCGCTTACGATATTGCTGGTGTTCAACCAATGACAGGTCCAACAGGACTTATCTTCGCAATGAGAAGTAGATTTACTTCACAAACAGGTGCTGAAGCATTTTTTGATGAAGCAGATACAGACTTCTCTGGTAGAAACGCTGCTGGTTCAAGCGTTGATGGTTATTCTTCAACTGCTCACTCAGCGTCACCAAACAACAATCCAGGTGCTCTAAACGACTCACCATCTGCTGGTACTTACACAAAAGGTACAGCAATGACTACAGCTGCTGCTGAAGCATTAGGTGACGCCGCT